CAAAATGTCTTGCATTTTCTTCAGTAAAAGTTTCATCTCTAAAAGCTTGTGTATGTGGCTGAGCATCAGCGCGGCTTTGACGGGCTTGGTTACCGCTGAAGTCCATATAGTCAGCATCTTCATCATAATTAAAATTATAGTCTGTAACTTGTTTTCTTACAATATCAATCTCTGTTACTCTGCTTCTATAAGCTCCTGAAAAAATATCAGTAGCAGTATCCAAACCTTTATTTACAACTTGTAGTTGCTCAATTCTTTCGAGTTGAGCTAAAGGATTATTTGGATCCATACTACCAATAGGGCCGTAATATAAATGCTTAATTTTCCCAGCATTATGTTTATGAATAAAGAACTCGTCTGTTACCCAATAATAAGATTCGAGAGTCTCAAAGAATCTATATGTGCATGAAGGAACATTTGTATTGAATCCCATGCTTGCAAGTAAATTCATTGTGTAAGCTGGTGTATAACGTGGTATAGTTAAACCAGTTGCCGAAAAAGTATCCTGAAGATAAAACTTTCTTTGTCCAAAATCTTCTTCAACAATGGTAGATTCTGTAAGGTCGTATCTCTTAGCAGATCTCATTGTAAAATCTTGGCCATACAGTTGATCTATTTCAGTTTCCCCACCTACCTTTGCGTAATAAGTTTGAAATACTCTTTTTGCAATCTCGTGTATTTGCCCATTGTAGGCTTTGATTACTTTTCTTTTGTTGGCATTAAAAGTTTCTTTAGAAACAAAGTGCATTTTATATACAGCACCGTCTGTATTTTCCATAGGTGTAATGTCACTTATACGGATCACTCTTGTTTCTAAAATAACCTTATACGGCATATCAGAAGAAATAATTGTCATAAGCAATGTTTCTTCTGCGCGCAACGGCAAATTCTCAAGAAGACCAACCGTCTCCTCGATCTCTAAAAATCCCTGATACTGATGAGCTTCCATGCTCTGCGAAATCTCAAAGCCGGTAATAAACTGAGCAATATCCTCTACGCGTTTGGGATCAAACTCGTTTACAATCTGGCAGGATACGACTTCGCATTGGGATAGATTACGTGACATCAGTTATTTCTTAGTTTTCTAATAAATTCTTGTTCTATACGTGGCAAATATTCTCTATCAATTAAGAATATCTCTTTCTTATTTTCATTCAACGCATATTCTTCGTCATAAATCTTCCAAGGTTTCCACTCGTCTGGAATAATTCGTTTGATAATAATCTTACGACCTGTTTCAGTACGCAAGATAACGCGATCTTCTTTACGAAGATAAATCGTTCGGAAAGATTCTGGCGCTAGTTTGACAATTTCTACTGCCATCTACTATACCTCTTTGTAATAATATATAATATTCTCGTCATTATCGTCTTTAGTCCAGTCGATAATGTCCTCACCTGTGAGTCCCGATGCTTCACCGTATTTGTCAATTAAAAATAAATTGAACTCGTGATTTGATTTAGGCCATTCGTGATATGGATCTGTAATATTGTTAGCCATATAAACTAGCCATTCATAATCTACAGAGCCATAATACCACTCTGCGATATCCTGTGCTCTTTCACCTTCCTTAACAGTGTAAGGCATATAAAGAAGTGGATTGTTTGTAACTTCTTTTGTAAACGTATTGCGGCGAGTGATGTCTTTAACTTTAACACCTTGGTACTCAATTTCTGGAAATTTTTCAAAATATCTTGTCATGCCACCGTCGTCCCATTATTGTTACCCTGATTTGTTTCAGCAGGAGGGGGTACTGACTTTGCAGTCTTAGGTGGAGGAGTAGCAATACCATAATCGTGTGCTGTCTCAACCTCAAGCTCTGATAACTGTATACCAAGTCCTACCGCTGCTGGTTTACCACCTCTCATAATCGATACGCCACCTGTAGGTCCGTAATCAACTGTAATGTTTTGAATCATAGCTGGTTTAAATTTCATAAAATGTTCACCATTTACACCAAGCAAATAAATGTTTACTGTAGATGGATATCTTAAAAATGCTGAATTGATTCCAAATAGATTTGCTGTTTGTGGTAAAGAGTGCTGTTTCAGGTGATAAACAATATTCTTAATTATCTCTGAATCTCTTGTGTTATTTGGAAATAGCTCCCAGTTAAACTGGTGCTGTCTTAGATTTACACCTTCAAATGTAAGGGTTTCACGAGGGTTCAGAACCTGTCCAGTAGCATTGTTTACTGCACGGGCATAGTCACCCGGCAATGCTTTTCTTAATAGGTACTGAGCACCAGTTACGACGTCAGCAATATCTGTACCCATAGCATTTTTAAGTGCACCTTGAAGCTGAGCCATTGCGCCACCGCCACCCGACGTGCCACCACCTCCAAGCATACTTCCAACCGCAGCGCCCATACCTTGTAGAATTTTTGGAAGATCTCCAATAGTTTGGCCATTACCACCAGACTGAATATAGTTGTTTACTCTTGTAGCAATTTGTTCTACAAAAGGATCTCTCTCAAAGTTATTTACTCTGAGGCTCGTTTGGTCTGTAAGCTGCTTTGGAAAAGGCAACTCGATTGATGTTGTAGTTTTAAGTGTTGCTGCAACAGTTCTACCAAACTGATCTTCCGGTGCTTCAAGAAGTCCACGCGCGGTTCCCACAGAATCTCCGTCTCCAAATAAAGATTTGAAGTCGTATTGTTTGAACACCATAAGAATCTTATGCGGTTGGCCGTCTGAAGGAAAGCTAAAAAATTTTGGAGCTTTATCTTCTTCTTTTTTAGTTCTTAGTATTTCCGGTGGGGTAAATTTTTTACCGATTGAGCCGATCATTAAACTGCCGCCTTTTTATATAAATAGGTTATTATGATCTATTTATACTGAGAAATGAGGCGGCACGTGGCGTATGGTGGAAGGTTTAGACCAAAGAACCCCGTAAAATATAAAGGTGATCCAACAAAAATTTATTATAGATCTATGTGGGAGTTCAAATTCTTTCGTTATGTTGATGAACACCCGCATGTTTTATGGTGGGCTAGTGAGGAATATGTAATTCCATACTATTCACCAATTGACGGTAAGAGGCATCGGTATTTTCCTGATGTTGTTGTTTGTAAAAAAGGACCGGATGGAACTCAATCTACTATGATGATTGAGATCAAACCAAAAGGACAAACAAGACCGCCGGATAGATCTAAAATGAAAACGGCTAAGGGCAACTTATCAAGGCGATATATTAACGAGGTGAAAACGTACGGTATCAATGAAGCAAAGTGGAAAGCAGCTCGAGCGTGGTGTGCACAACGTGGATGGACATTCCACATATATACTGAGGACCAATTAGGAATCAAATAATGGCTGAGATATTTAGCAATATTCTATCACAAGGTATTAGAGCGGGTCAGATGCCTGCTCGTACAGCACAGGCTCGTGAATGGTATAGAGACCAAGCAAAAGAAGTTACTCGGTCATCTCGTAACAGAACTCGTGCCGATCAATTAATAAGAGAGATTCGTAGAGATGGCGATAGACCACAGCGCAGTCAATTTAGACTAGGCGACATGTATCTTTTTACCTATGATCCAAAGCATAAAGACAAGCTTCCGTACTACGATAGGTTTCCTCTTATTTTTCCAATAAATAAAGCTAAGGGTGGATTTCTAGGTATTAATATGCACTACCTACCGCCAGTATTAAGAGCAAAGTTAATGGATCAGTTGTATACTGTTACGACAAATAAACGTTTTGATGAGACTACAAGATTGAGATTGTCATATGATATTTTGAACGGTGCGGCTAAGTTTAGAGAATTTAAGCCGACAATCAAACATTATCTCAATGCTCATGTGAGAACAAAGCCAGCTTACATTTATCCAAGTGAGTGGGATGTTGCATTGTTCTTACCAACACAGAAATTTGTCGGTGCAAATGCTACTCAAGTTTATGCCGACTCTAGAAGAATTATAAGGGCATCACGATAATGGCATTTAACTTATCACAATTCAAATCCCAGATGGACTGGTTCGGTGGACCAGATCGTGCCTCTTTATTTGAAGTTGAGCTCAGTGGCTTACCTTTAACTAAATCGAGAGCGGGTTCATATGACCTTAAATTTTTCTGTAAAAACGTAGCCATACCGGGCATGATCTTTAACCCTGCTCAGTATGAAGCCGTGGGTCAGATGCGTAAGGTCTATCCTATGGGATTTAACCCAGAACCAGTACAAGCAATCTTTTTACTTGATGCTGATAAACAAGTACTTACATTCTTTCATGGCTGGGCTCAGAGTATGGTAAACTTTAGTACCGCGGGTGGAGCATTCTCTGCGGTTGACGGTACAAAACCATTTGAAATTAATTATCGTGATGATTACGCATGTCGAATGGTTATCAAACATTATAGTGCAAACTATTTGCAAACCGGACAATACTATGAGGTAATTCTAGATAAAGCGTTCCCAATTCAAATGGGTGATGTGGATCTTGCATGGGAGAATGGTGACAGTTTTGTTGTTCTACCAGTAAGTATTCAATATGATAGAATCGAGTTCTCAGGTGAAAGATATGGTTATCCTATAGGCGGGGATGGAAACAGCCTACTTAAATTACTTACAGCAGCCGGTAGAATCAACGACATTATGGGCGGTGGTATTCTTCCAACTGATGTACAAGATGCAGTTAATAAACTCACTGGAATTAACAGCGAATTTGATAATATTTCTAGCAAAGGTCGAAGTCTCGCAAACCAGGTGGGTAGATTCTTAGGTGGATGAACAGGAGAAATTAAATTATGCTACCAAAAATTGATCTTCCTATTTTTGAAACAACCTTGCCATCAACAGGTGAGAAAGTCAAATATAGAGTGTTTACAGTAAAAGAAGAAAAAATTCTTCTTGTTGCTTCTGAAAGCGAAGACCCAGAACAAAACGTCTTAGCAATCAAGCAAGTTTTAAATAATTGTTTAATTGATACAGATGCTAGCAAACTAGCTATGTTTGATATGGAATATATGCTTCTACTTATCAGAGCAAGATCAGTAGAAAACGGTGTTAAGTTTAGCATAGTAGATCCAGACACAAACGAGCAAGTAGATCTGGAATTAGATTTAGATGAGGTAAAGGTTACCAAAGATCCTAATCATACTAATCAAGTTCCTATTAACGATGACTATGTTCTATTTCTAAGATACCCTACAATAGATGAGTTCATTAAAATCGCTAGTATCGATCCTTCAGATCCTTTAGCGAACTATGTAATTATGATTTCTTGTTTAGATAAAGTCGCTTCTGAGGACGAAGTCTTTGAATTCCATAAGTATACTCAAAAAGAAATTGATGAGTTTATGGAGGGAATATCGGCACCGGTTGTAAAAGGAATTCAAAATTTCTTCGACACCATGCCAAAGCTACGTCATGAAGTATCTTATAAGAATAGTAACGGAGATGAGAAAACTTTTGTTATTGAAGGAATTAACTCTTTTTTTTCCTAGTGCTGAGTCATATTAGCCTCAAGGACTATTACAGAATTAATTTCTCGATGGCTCAGCACCATAAATACTCTATAAGTGATATTGAAAATTTGATACCATACGAAAGAGATTTGTATTTTAGTATGCTGATTAGTCATATTCAAGAACAACAACAGGCACAGCAAGGTTAATTAAATGGCAGTATCAGAAGAAACACAAGCTATCATAGATAGACTTAAAGCAGAAGGTGATTTAATTCGCAATAGCGGAACTAATTCTCTGCGCACGATGACTATCAAATTAGATAAGTTTGAAGGTTTGTTTACAAGTATTAATAGACAACTTGTTGCTCAGACCGATCTTTTGAGAGCTCAGGCCGGATTAGCAGCTCAAGCCCGTAGAAACGAAGAAACAAGAAGACAATACGAAGAACTTACTCCTCCAACAGTAGAAAACGATTCGTCACCGGCTACCTCAGGCCCAGGACGAAGTGGAACTGAAAGAAGAATAGACGACGTAGCTAGAAAGCTTTCATCTGCTTTGAGTCTTAAGAATCTAGCAGTAGGCGCTGCTGGAATGTTTGTCGGATATAATTTCCTTAAAGGTTTCATTAATCAAAAGTATGATGGAGCTTGGGACAAGATGGAAACCGGGATTGGTAGCCTCGGTAGAAGTCTTGCTAATATTGACACAACAAAACTAACTGAAAATATTACAAACTTTGTTGATTCTCTACCCAAGCTTACAAATATGATTAATGACATTACTAAAGCATTTCAAGACTTTAAAACAAAATGGGAAGAATATGGATGGACAGATCTGATCAGTGGCATATGGAATGCTTTAAGCAACGTTACTCTTACCATACTTGGACTGAAAGCAACCATAGCTGGTTTTAGAGCCTCTACTGCAATTGCCAATTGGAGAGCTTCTAGAAATGCTATAAAATTGTCAGGTGGTGATCCAACAAAAGTTCCAAAGCCAGATTTACCAGTTGCGTCATCAAAAACACCAATTGGTGTGTCAAAAGATGGCAGACCAATCTATGACGATCCTTTAAAACCGGGAAGATATCTAGACGAAACTGGTAAAATAATTCCTGATTCTAAATTACCAGACGGAATGTCTAGTAATCCAAGCGGTAAGGTTACTACAAATCTTGGAAACATTGATCTGAGTGGAAGAAACTTCGTAGTAAAAGATGGAGAATTCTATTCTAGATCTAAACCTGATACTCCACTTAGAGGTGCGGCAAGAGACGCTGCACAACGAGCATTGAGTGCTGACATTATTGGTGGCAGAGTCCATATACCTGGCATTAGTACATCACCTCCTATAAGAGCAACTATTTCTGATATTGGAAAGCAAGCTGGGCAAAAGCTGAGACCTAAAATTGTTTCTCTTGCCAAAGATAAAGTTTGGAAAGTTTTCGGAACCGCTCTTCCAATTATTGGCATGGGCGTTGGAGCTTGGCTTGCTCTTAATAACTTATTTAAAGGAGATTATACATCTGCGGCAGCCAACGGCGTATCCTTGTTTTTGCCTACAATATCTGGTACCGCTGTAGATATTGGAAGTGTTGCTACAGAAATTTTCTTTGAAATGTCTGAAGAAGCCTTTGGAGAAAAGACTACCTTTAATCCTGCTAATGAAGCTCACGTAGACTTCATGGTGATTATTGGACAAGAAGTAGAAAAAGCAATTGAACAATATCAAAAAGAGCAATCAGACAAAAAAAGAAGAGAATTTGACGCTTTACCAGCAGATGAAAGAGCTCGCATTTTGGGACAACAAGAAAGCAAATTAGGTGAATACTATCGCGGGCAAGATCCGAACTATAGTGTTCTAGAAGATATGTACGCTGTTCCAAACTTTAGAGGACAAACAAGAGATAACTACACCGGTCCTTCGTCTTTCTATGGATATGGAACAGGCCCAAACTCTAATACGCAATATCGTTACACACCAAATTTTGGATCTGACGGTAAGTTTAGATATTTTGATAGAGAAGAACTCGGAACCATCCAAAAAATGTCTTTTAATGGAGGAAGATTTAACAACAGTATGATTGGTCTAGCATCATACGGAGGAGTTGGCGGTGCTCCTGTTGTAATTAATGCACCTCAAATAAGTGCGCCTGTTGTGAATAATGTAGAAGGTGGGAAGTCGGCCAACTATATTCAGATGGCCTCCTTCGGTGGTGGCGGGGGCGGCTTTGGAAGCGACGACCCCTACAACCTATCATTTATTTCGTAGAATCACCTTTGTCAGAAACGAAGGAATACATTTCTTTCGCTTTAGACATAAGCTCTTCTACAGAATACATTTCGATGTGCTTTTGAAATTCTTCCATCTGCATCTTACCTGCATCCATCATTTTTTCAGCAAATGACACGTTCATGTGATATTGCTGATCCATATAATCTTTTGCAAGTGTTAGCATTTCTGAACGAATTTCAAATGGGTTTTTATTAGCCATAACTGTCTCCTTTGTGTATGTATGTGTTAGCCAATTTGGGTGAATATCATAATAACCTGGATTACATATATTCATTTTGTTTTCCTTTTAAAGAAATGGGGAGCTAACCGTGGCTCCCCGCGGATTCG